TCGATGAAGTTCGTGAATGGTCAGAGGAAGGCTATCGAGCTGCGATGCCGGTAACTAGAGCCAGACCTAATGCTCACACCTTCCTAACTTCTAATGCTGGAGATGCTTTTAGCGTAGTTCTAAACGGATTAAGAGAACGCGCACTTGATAACCCACCTAAGACTTTCGGCTATTACGAATACTCTGCGCCTCAGTATTGCAAGATAGATGATCCTAAATCTTGGGCGCTGGCTAATCCTGCGCTTGGTTATCTCGTAACTAAAGAGACTTTGGCTGAGTCGGTAGCGACTTCGCCTATAGAAAATACTCGCACAGAGTTGTTATGCCAATGGATCGACTCCCTAAGTTCACCTTGGCCGCATGGCATCTTGGAGGATACAAGCGATAGCAACCTAACTATCCCGCCCGGCGGATATACAGTCTTTGGCTTCGATGTCTCACCTTCGAGGCGTAATGCTTCTCTCGTTGCTGGTCAGATATTGCCAGACGGTCGCATCGGAGTCGGCATCTTGCAGACTTGGGAGAGCGCAGTCTCGGTTGACGATCTTAAAATTGCTGCGGATATTAAAGGCTGGTCAGATAACTACAGACCTCGCCAAATCTGCTTCGATAAATACACAGCCCAGAGCATCGCGGATAAGTTAACTAATGCTGGCTGCATGACTCAGGATATTAGCGGAGCATCGTTCTATCAGGCTTGCGGAGACTTGCTCGATGGCTTGGTTAACCTTCGCGTGGTTCATTCTGGTCAGGCTAACTGGATACAACAGATGAATAACTGCGCAGCTAAGGTTAACGACTCTGCTTGGCGTATCGTTAAAAGAAAATCGGCTGGCGATGTCTCTGGCGCTATTGCCACCGCCATGGTTGTTCACATGCTTTACAAACCACAACAGGTAGCGGCTATCTACACAGAATGACCTACATGTAGTGTATAATTGCACCCTATGGGTATCTTTTCGCGCAAGCCGCTAATCGTAGAAGCGCAAGCAGCGCCACAGGTAATGGGCGAAAACTTACCCACAATTTACAACCAAATAGCACTTCGAGTATCTCGCAAAGATGCGATGTCTGTGCCTTCGATCGCCAGAGCGCGCAACCTTATCTGCGGAACTGTCGCTTCGATCCCTTTAGAGTATTACAACAAGCGCACCGGCGAAGTTATGGCCGCGCCTCGTTGGATCTCACAACTTGCTAAGAACCAACCTTCATTCATCACCCTGAATTGGTGCGTTGACTCGTTACTGTTTTACGGCGTGGCTTATTTAAGAATTACGGAGCGCTACGCCGAGGACGGCCGACCATCAGCATTCGAATGGATCGCCAATACTCGCGTAACCTTTACAACTGATCTTGAAGGCATCATGATCACTCAGTATTATGTTGATGCTTATCCGATCGACATGAACGACATCGTAACTATTCAAGGATTAGATGAAGGCGTACTAGAACGCGCTGGGCGCACTATCCAGAGCGCTATCGACATCAACAAGGCTGCATCAGTAGCCTCAGCAACTCCAATGTCTAGCGGTATCTTAAAGAACACAGGCGCAGACCTACCACCAGCAGAAGTCTCTGGGCTTCTATCAGCTTGGAAGCGTAGCCGCCAAAACAACTCGACTGCTTATCTAACTTCTACTTTAGAGTTCCAGTCCACACAGTTCTCGCCTAAAGACATGATGTATAACGAGGCAATTCAGAACCTATCTACTGAAATTGCTCGCGCTATGAATGTTCCAGCCTATTACTTATCGGCTGATCAGAACACGACCATGACTTATGCGAATGTTCAAGATGAGCGTAAGCAGTTCTACGCGCTATCTATCGAGCCTTATATTCAAGCAATTCAGGCTCGTCTAAGCATGGACGATATTTCAACATCTGGCCACGAAGTTCGCTTTGCGGTCTTTGATACATTCTTAAAGAATGATCCGCTAGTCGAACTTCAGGTTATTGAGAAGTTGCTTACTCTCGGACTTATTACAACTGAACAAGCGATGGAAATGACTGACTTAACACCTAACGGAAGTGAGGGGGTCTAATGGAAACTCTATACATCGAAGCATCATCTATTGAATGCAGCGAGGAACGCCGCGAAATCTCAGGCAAGATCGTGCCTATGGGAACTGGCGAAATCGGTAACACTAATCTTGGCGGAGTTGTATTCGAAGCAGGATCTATTGAAATCGATGATCCTTCTAAGATCAAGTTGCTTAGCCAGCATGATGTTAAGAAGCCTATCGGCCGCATGATGACTGCCACAGTTCGACCAGATGGCATCTATGCAACTTTCAAACTAAGTCGCTCAACCGGCGGAACTGATGCCCTAGTAATGGCAAGCGAAGGACTCGTAAGCGGTCTTAGCATCGGAGCAGAGATCATCTCATCTGCACCATCACGCAGCGGACACACAGTAGTTACCGCAGCCAAGTTAAAAGAAGTTTCTTTAGTTACTGAGCCAGCCTTTAAGTCTGCTCAGGTTCTAGAGATCGCAGCAGAGGAAATTGAACTCCCTGCTGAACCAAACACACCAACAGAAAGCGAGGCGGTCGTGGAAAATACTCCAGACACCGTAGCAGCACCAGAAGTTGAGGCAACGGCTGTTGAAGCCGCTCGTCCAACTGTTTCAGCACCAGCGTATGCAAAGGATCGCGTAGCACCAATTTCGTCTGCGCAGTATCTCGAAGCATCTATGAAGGCAGCCCTAGGCGATGACGAAGCACGCCGCACAATTCGTGCAGCAGATGACTCAACATCAACAAACACAGGTCTAACACTTCCTTCACACCTCAACACCTTCATCACAGATACATTCACAGGCCGCCCAGCATTCGAAGCAGCAACACGCGGCTCACTTGCCGGCATCGACGGAATGTCTTTCACAGTTCCACGCCTTTACACAAATGCTTCTTCAGCAGATGTTGCACCAACAGTTGCAGACACTAACGAAGGCGCAGCACCATCAGAGACAGGCATGACTTCAGCCTACGACACGATTTCGATCGAAAAGTTTAGTGGCTTGCAGCGTGTAAGTTTCGAGTTGGTGGATCGCTCGTCTCCTGCATTCATGGAACTCATGATGGCAGAACTTCGCAAGGCGTACGAGAAGGCAACAGATGCAGCACTACTTGCAGCATTCGTGGCTAACGGTACAACAGCGGCAACAACAGCAGCAACAGCAGCAGGACTTCAGTCATTCATCTCTGTAGAAGGCGCAGCCGCATACAAGGGAACTGGCGGAGACTTCGCTAACAAGCTGGTTGCATCAACTGACCAGTGGGCTGCTATCGCAGGATACGCAGACACAACAGGTCGCGCACTTTACTCAGCACAAGGCGCAACACAGAACGCATCAGGCAACGCAGTCGCAACATCAGTTGTCGGTGGCGTACTTGGTACAGACTTGATCGTTGATCACAACATCTCAACATCAGGCGTAGTCGATAACTCAGCGTTCTTGGTTGCTCCGGCATCTGTTTACACTTGGGAGTCTCCAACAACACAGCTTCGCGTTAATGTTCTTACATCAGGCGAAATTGAAATCAACCTTTACGGTTACCTCGCTATCTACTTGGCTAAGTCAGGTAAGGGCGTTCGCAAGTTCAACCTTACATAATAGGTTACTAAGTCGCTGGAGGGGTAATGCCCTTTTACCCCTCCAGTCTTTAGAAAGAGGATCAAATGTCTTACACAACAGTTGCAGAGTTACGCACCGCCCTTGGCGTTGGCACTCTCTACGCTGACGCGACCCTACAGTCCGTCTGCGATGCTGCTGATAATGTGTTGATCCCTTTTCTATGGACTAACACGACTCCAGTCATCGGGCATAGCAATACAGCCGATACCGGCACTTCTTATTTTAATGATTATGTCCAAGATGTGTTCTATGTTGGGCAAGTTCTTAACATCACAGGTTGCGGAGCAAAGCACAACGGTAACAAGACAATAACTGGCGTGGGTGAGTATTCAGTTACTTATGCGATCACAGGCAATAACAACACACCTACCACTTACCACCCAATTAACCCTTATGGCTCAGCGGCTGCGGACACTTATGTGGACTATGCAACGATCCCAGCGATCCAAGAAGCAAGCCTGATGATCTCGATCGACATCTGGCAAAGCCGCCAAGCACCATCAAGCGGCGGAGTTACAGTCGATGGATATGCACCAAGCCCTTACAGAATGGGCAACACTTTACTTGCTCGCGTTCGTGGATTACTAGCACCTTACTTAGCGCCCGGCTCGATGGTTGGCTAACCATGGCGGCGATCTCAACCCTTCGCGCAACTATTGCAGCAGCGCTAGTCGATAACACTAAGTACTCAGTATTCTCATTCCCACCAGCAACGCCTATCGTTAACAGCGTAGTGATCAGCCCATCTGATCCTTACATCACCCCAACTAATAATGGCCGCAATACTGTCGCGCCGCTTGCTAACTTTAATCTTAATATATTCGTACCGCTTCTCGATAACGAGGGCAACCTAAATGGAATTGAGGATCTGCTAGTTGCTGTTTTTAACAAACTAGCTGCTTCCTCGATCGTCTATAATGTGGGAGATGTGAGCGCACCTAGCGTTCTCAATGCTGCATCGGGCGATCTACTGACTTGCTCTCTGCAAGTCTCAGTCCTAACGAGTTGGAGTTAAAATGACCCTTGAACAATGGGAAAAAGACAACGCAGCGTTCCTGATCAAGATAGGTCAGATCGCTCCAGCAGCACCTAAACCAGCAACTAAGAAAGATGAGGAATAACCGATGGCAGTATATCTAAGCAACGGAGTGGTTCTTACTGTAAATGCGGTAGACCTCTCAACTCTAGTAAGCGCAGTTACAATTAACCGATCATTCGATGAACTCGAAGTTACAGCGATGGGCGATAGCGGCCACAAGTTCGTTAAGGGCTTGGAAGCATCATCTATCACTATCGACTTCTTTAACGATGAAGCAACAGCAAAGACACTTCAGACACTTCAGGCTGTATGGGGTACAAGCACAACTGTTACAGTAAAGCAGACTTCTGCTGCTGTCTCAGCGACCAACCCTCTGTACACGATGTCATGTCTCGTTAACAATATAACACCTATTAACGGTGCAGTTGGCGATCTTTCAACTCAGTCTGTAACTTGGAATGTCAACGGTACTATCGCAGTAACAACAGCGTAATAACTAACTAAGGGGCAAAGAATGGCAAAACTAAAGGTAACAAGGGCAGACGGAAGCGTTAACGAGTACCAGATCACTCCGGCGATCGAGTACGCCTTCGAGCAATTCAAAGGCAAGGGCTTCCATAAAGCCTTTAGAGATGACGAAAAGCAGAGCGATGTTTACTGGCTTTGCTGGGAGTCTATTCGTAGGTCGGGTGAAACCGTTAAACCCTTCGGAGAAGCGTTCTTGGAAACTTTGGCTAAGGTCGAAGTTCTCGATGACGACCCTTTGGAGTAACGCGAGAGTCCTTCACCTATCTCGTAGCGAGACTATCGCTAGAGACTGGACTCTCGCCACAGACTTTAATTGAACTAGATCACACGATGTTCAGGACTTTACTTCAAGCCCTGAAAGACAGAGCAAAGGAGCAGAGCGATGCCAGTCGAACTAAAAGGCGCTGATAAACTTCGCAAAGCCCTTCGTGAGTTTGAACCTGATCTAGCCAAGGCAACTACTAAACAAATGGCAGCCGCGCTTAAGCCGATTACTAATAAGGCTCGCGGTTATATGCCGTCTAATACTGCCATGCTATCTGGCTGGACTTCTGCTGCTTCGTCAGCAGATACCGCTAAGTACCGAATGTTTCCTAAGTACGATCAGTCAGAAGCCAAGCGCGGAGTTAAATACTCGACCAGCCCTTCTAAGCCTAATAAGCGCGGCTTCGTATCTCTAGCGCGGATTATTAACTCGTCAGCCGGCGGAGCGATCTACGAGACAGCAGGCCGCAAGAACCCTAACGGTCAGCCAACTTTCCAGCGCACTAAGTTCACACCTGCTTCTTACCGCGAGGACGGTCGAGGCTATAACAAGTCTCTAAACCCTAACGCTGGTAAGCAGTTCCTAGACCGCGCTAACGCCACAGGTGAACTAGTTAATGCTCGACCAAGACAACAAGGCCAAGCAGGTCGATCAACTCGCAAGATGACTGGTCGCGCCATATTCAGAGCATTCGCCGAGGATCAAGGCAAAGTAACAGCAGCGATCGTTAAAGCGATCGGCAGTTCTGCTATTGAGTTCAAAGCAAAGACTAAGGTGAAATAATGGCTGATCTAAAGATAGATATCGCTTCGGTATTCTCTGGCAAGAAAGCCTTTCAAGATGCCGCCAAGTCAACCCTTAGCCTTAACTCTCAGGTTAAGACACTTGCTAAGTCTTATGTTGGTTTATTCACCGTCCAGCGTTTAGGCCGCGCAGGTTTCAGCGCCGCTAAAGCCTTTGCTCAAGATGACAAAGCAGCCAGAGTATTAACTCAGTCTTTAGATAACTTAGGCCTAGCCTTTGCAGATCCTTCTGTTAAGAACTTTATTGCAGACTTAGAAAAGCAATTCGGTGTCCTCGATGACCAACTGCGCCCAGCCTTTCAGCGTTTATTAACAACCACAGGCGATGTGGCTAAAAGCCAGCAGTTACTTCGCACAGCCCTTGATCTAAGCGCAGCAAGCGGGGCAGATGTTGTATCCGTAGCAGGCGACTTATCTAAGGCTTATGTTGGTCAGACTCGATCACTTGCTAAGTATGGTATCGGCTTAACTCAGGCTGAACTAAAGGCGATGTCCTTTGAGGAAGTCCAAGCAAGAATTAACGGTCTATTCGGTGGACAGGCAACGGTTGCAGTTGATACCTATGCTGGCGCGCTTCAGCGTTTATCAGTATCGGCTAATAATGCTCAGGAGATTATTGGCGGCGGCTTACTCGATGCACTTGCAGCCTTAGGCGGCGGTGGTGAAGGTGGACTTACTAACACACTTAACCTGATCGAAAAGACTTCTACTGCACTTGCTACCTTCGTGCGCCGCTTCGGCGTTGGAGTTGGTCAGTTAGCAGCCTTAGCGCGTGGAGACTTGCAAGCCTTCCGAGCAATAGGCGAAACCGAGATGAACCGCGGTCGAGATATGTCTGGCATAACTCCAGCGATTAGAGCAGAATTAACTAAGGCAGCAGCCGAGAAGGCAGCAAAAAAGAACCGCGATGCTTTGCTTAAGACAACTAAAGAACAGACTAAGGCGATCAAAGAGCAGACAGCGCTGCAAAAGGCTGGCACTCTATTCGATATTCAACAGACTTCAATTATCGCTGCACTTAAAGGCGAAGTATCAGCCGAGGAACGCAAGCGCCTAGAACTACAACTAGCGATCTTAACCGGCAACACGACAGAGGCTTCTAAACTCGCTGGCGAAATTGCTAAGAGCCAAGGACTATCCCAGCAACTTGCTGCCTACCTTGCATCTTTACCAGATGCTAAGAACCCATTCACAGCATGGAAGTCTTACCTAGACATGATCGAGAGCCAAGTCGCTCGCATCGCAGCAGGTAATGTCCAGACAGTTCCAACCTCAATGGCTTCAGGCTATGGCGTAACTGGTCAGCAATACTCTCTGCCGCAGGGATCAACACAGACAAGCGCAGCAGGCGTGGAGTTCACAGTTAATGTAAATGCTGGCTCAATAATTGCCCAAGAAGGTCTGCAAGATGTTCTGCGCGATACTCTGCTCGATGCTTCACTCTCAGCTAAGTTCGCTTCGATATTCCGTCAAGGCGGATCATTCGGCCCATGACACTTCCTGCGCAGATCGCTGTCTCGTTCGACTTTACTTCAGGCGCTACCTTTGGGTATCCCTTTACTATTGGCGATCCTGAGTATGGCAAGTTAGGCGTAGGCACACTAGCCTCAACTACTACTCCAGAACCTACAGTTGATCTAACTCCCAATGTTCGCCAGATAAGCATCAAGCGTGGTCGCAACATCATGCGCGATACCTTCGAGGCTGGATCAGCAACAGTCAGAGTTATAGATCCAGACGGATCGTTTAACCCACAGAATGTGAACTCGCCTTACTTCGGCTTCTTGACTCCACTACGCAAGTTGCGCATCTCAGCAACGGTAGGCGGCGTTGGTTACTTCTTATTCTCTGGCTATACGACAGACTATAAATACACCTACCCACAGGGGCAAGAGATAGGTTATGTCGATATCATCTGCTCTGATGCTTTTAGACTTATGCAACAGGCTGGAATTGTAAGCGTAGCAAGTGCAACCGCAGGGCAAGACACAGGCACACGAATAAACAAGATCCTTGATCAAGTCTCATGGCCGACATCTATGCGCAACATCGACACAGGCAACACAACCTGTGTGGTAGATCCCGGCACTTCTCGCACAGCTCTTGATGCACTAAAGAACGCAGAGTTCTCAGAGCAGGGAGCGTTCTTTATCAACGATGAAGGCACAGCAGTATTCCTAAACCGTACCAATGTAATCAAGAAGTATGGCGATACTCCGATCGAGTTTGATCAGACTACTGGCATTCCTTACAGCAACCTCACCTTCGCCTTCGATGATAAGTTGATCATCAACAGCGCTGGCATGACTCGCGTGGGTGGCACTCAGCAGGTATCAGAGGACTCAGCCTCGATCGCCAAATACTTCCCACACCAGTTAAACGAGAATAACCTCGTAGCCCAGACAGATGCAGACACTCTCAATATCGCCAAGATCTATGTGGCAACTCGTAAAGAGACCACTATCCGCATAGATGCGATGACGGTCGATCTGCTCGATCCAGATGTACCAACTGCAACTATGTTGGACTTCGATTACTTCCAACCCTTAAAGATTACGAATGTTCAGCCAGATGGCTCAACGATCGTTAAGACACTACAGGCACAAGGCTTCTCATGGAACATAACGCCAAATGCCATGAGCGTAACAGTCACAACTCTCGAACCTATAGTCGAGGGCTTCATCATCGGCAGCGATGTATCAGGTATAATCGGCACTAGCATAATGGCGTATTAGGAGATATAAATGGCAACAGGCTTCCCAGCAAGCACAGGCGATGTACTAAGCGCGGCTATGTATAACGGACTTACTTCGTTCTCGGTAGGCGCGGCTAATACAGCCGACTACACAGCAGTCTTAGCAGACCAGTATCAGAGCCTAGAGATCATGAACAAGGCAACTGCTATCGCCTTCAAGATCCCGACAGATGCTTCGGTGGCATTCGAGATCGGCACAGTCCTTACAGTTCTCAACATCGGGGCTGGACTCTGCACTATCTCAGCAGTAACACCCGGCACAACTACAGTCCTTTCAGCAGGCGCAGTAGCAGCCTCACCAACCCTTGCACAATATAAGTCGGCAGCATGTATCAAGACTGCTGCTAATACTTGGTATGTCGTGGGTGCGATCGCCTAATGCTAAACAATATCGCCGCCCTTATGGGTGGGGCTAGTGCTGCGGCTACAGACTATGAGTCAATAGCGACCGTAACCGTTGGCGCAGGTGGGTCTAACACGATTACTTTTAGCAGTATCCCTAGCACTTACTCCCACCTTCAGGTTCGATATATCTCGCGATGCAACCGAGCAGATGTTACTGACTCGCTAGCCGTTCGCTTTAATTCTGACTCTGGCGCTAATTACACTCGCCACATCCTTTACGGTTACAACAGTACAATAGGTGCGTTAGCGGATACAGGAGAAACCTACAGCAGATCAGGAATTAACTCCGCGGCAAATGCAACAGCCAATGTATTTGCTGCTGGCGTTTGGGATATTTTAGATTATGCGTCAACTAACAAATATAAGACTTTAAGATTTTTAGGCGGTTCAGAGGATAATACTGCATTAGGTAGCGAGTTAAAATATACTAGCGGTCTATGGTCTAGCACTTCAGCAATTAGTTCAATGACTTTTTATGCTCAAACTGGTTCGGCTAACTTTACTCAATACACAACCTTCGCTCTGTATGGGATTAAATAATGCCAGCAACTTATGAACCAATAGCGACTACAACACTTGGCAGCGCGGCAGCCACGACAACTTTTAGCAGCATCAGTTCTGCCTACACAGACTTAATAGTAATTATCAACGCTAAAGCCTCAACCGTTACTAATACTTATATGCAGGTAGGTAATGGCTCGGTCGATACTGGCTCGAACTACTCACGCACTCAGATATCTGGTACAGGTTCGGCTGCTTCATCTGGTCGCAATACTAACCAGACTCTTTTCTATTGCGACAATAACTCTGCGCCAGATGCTTCTAATTTCAATTATGTAAACACAATTCACTTAATGAATTACAGCAATACAACCACTTATAAAACTTTTCTTAACCGACCAAATAACGCAGGTTATGGCGTAGAAGCGCAAGTTGGTCTATGGCGTAGTACTTCTGCTATTAACACTATCCTTCTTGGCGTTGCTTCTGGCACTTGGGCTATCGGTACAACCTTTACCCTATACGGAATTAAGGCGGCATAATGGCAACCACATTCGTCAAAATTGCAACCGTAACCGTTGGCGCTGGTGGCGCTGCGACCATGACTTTTAGTAGTATCCCTAGCACTTACACAGACCTCTGCCTATTGGCTTCGCTTCGCTCGGATAAGCCTTCTTATGGGTTTAGCAATTACAATTTATCTATTAACGGCAGCACTTCTACTTTTACTAGCCGATATTTAGAAGGCAGCGGAGCGAGTGCAACAAGTGGCAGTTTTACGACAGGCGCTTCAGGCAATATTAACGGCCCAGCATCAACAGCCAGCACCTTTTCTAATACTCAGTTCTATTTTCCTAATTACACTTCTAGCGCTAATAAGTCTTATTCGCTTGACCATGTAACCGAGGCTAACGCGACTACCGCATGGATGGACTTTTTTGCAGGCTTATGGTCAACTACCTCAGCAATTACTAGCCTGACTTTGACTGAAGGTAATTCATCAGTTTTCGCACAATACTCAACAGCAACACTTTACGGCATATCCAAATCCTAAGGAGACAAACATGGCAGATACAAAGATAATCGTTAACTGCGAGACAGGTGAAGTCTCTGAAGTTGAACTAACCGCTGAGGAAATCAAGCAGCGCGAGGCAGATGCTATTGCTTACGCAAAGGCTAAAGCAGACGAGGAGCAAGCGGCAGCGGAAAAGGCTGAGGCTAAGGCTGCTATTGCAGATCGCTTAGGACTTACTCAAGATGAACTGGCACTGCTACTGGCATGAAGCCAAAGTTATGCAAAGCGGGTCAACAACTTCGTGAACAGTTCGATGACTGCTTCAGCGACCGTGATCGTACCTCGGACGGTTGGATCGGCGATAGTCGGCACTCAGCTCGTAAGTCTGACCATAATCCAGATGGCGAAGGCTGGGTTCGTGCCATTGACATTGACCGCGATTTATCCGGCAAACCTAAGCCAGACATCATGCCCGATGTGGCAGATCAACTTCGTCTCTTGGCAAAGTCTGATAAGCGCATCTCGTATCTCATCTTTGACGGCAAAATTGCAAGCGCCAAAAGCGCTTGGCGCTGGAGAACTTATACTGGGATTAACAAGCATCGCCATCATCTCCATGTCTCGTTTAGCATCAAAGGCGATAACGATGGTTCGTTCTTTAAAGTACCGCTACTAGGAGGCACAGCATGAATATGAAAAACCCTTACCTACTCACAGCAGGTGCGTTCCTATCTGCTTGGGCAGCTTCTAACTTTGCAGCAGATTACCGCTCGATCCTTTGGGCTGTTCTTGCTGGGGTCTTTGGATATGCGACACCTAAACGATGACTCAGACGGACATGTTAAATCTCTATATTGCCACACTTGCGATAGTGGGTGGCTTGGCTGGTTATGTGATCACGCACTTGCTGTCGGAGATTAAGCGACTCAATACGCGTGTCGATGAGATCTACAACATACTCTTAGAGCGATAATTTAATCATGGCGCGTAAGAAGGCTATCGACCTAGAGGCTTACTCTATGCTCGATCAGTACTGCATCGGGCTAAATGAGTATTACAAATCGCTAAGACGAGCAGGGTTCACACCTGAACTGGCTTTGGCTATCTTGCTTGAACCTTTAACTTACCCGGCAACGATCCTTCCAACACCGAACTGGCTTCCTGAACTTCCTGGACGAGTGCCTTATGACGATGATGATGATGAGGATTAACCATGAAAAGAACTGTAATCGTTCCCGATCTACAAGTTCCATATCACGATGAAGTTGCTGTCCGCAATGTTGCAAGTTTTATTAAGGCGTACCGTCCAGATAGCGTTATTACACTCGGAGATGAAATCGATCTCCCACAGATCAGCCGATGGACAGAAAATACACCGGGCTGGTACGAACAGACATTAGCTGAGGATCGAGACCAAGTAGTAGAGGTTCTTTGGTCTTTGGTCGAGCATTCTAAAGAAGCCCACATGATCCGTTCTAATCACACAGACCGTCTTTACAATGTGATCATGAAAAAGATCCCAGCGTTCTTGGCATTGCCAGAGTTACGCTTTGAGCGCTTCATGCGTTTAGATGAATTAGGGATTACCTATCATAAGAAGCCATACGCCTTTGCTAAGGGCTGGGTAGCAGTCCACGGAGACGAGCAGGCTATCAACTCTAATGCAGGCCTTACAGCCCTTGGAGCGGCTCGTAGGCATGGGATCAGCGTGGTTTGCGGTCACACACACAGAGCAGGGGTATCGGCCTTCACAGAGGCTTCTGGGGGCAAATTAGGGCGCATTCTGCGTGGGGTCGAAGGCGGTCATCTCATGGATATCCGCAAGGCTGCCTATACAAAGGGGACTGCCAACTGGCAGCAGGCTTTTATCATCGTTGAGGATACTCAGGTGACTCTAATCAACCTTGAGAAAGACGGCACTTTCGTGGTACATGGCAGGCGTTATGGACGATCTCGATAACGATGTAAAGCGCACAATAGACGATGCCATGGACGAAGGAGAATTGTTACCGTTTCGTTATCTAAATATGCTAGGTACTGTCTGCTAGGTGTGTAACACTTAACCCAAGAAGCCACGAAGGGCGTGGTAGAAGGGCAGTTTATGAATATCTATGAAATAGGAATGCTGATGTGTGGCTGGTTACTCAGTTGCGTTTGGTTCTACACACTCGGCGTTAACGCTGGTTACACAGACGGTCGCAGAGCCGTTCGTCAACAGATCGAACAAGCCAACAAGGTGAGAGCATGAAAGCCGGTGACTTCCTTACTGAAGCCAAAGCAGTCATTCAAGATCGTGGTCTGCAATACGGCCACCCTAGTGACAACATGCAGCGCACCGCACGACTACTCAGCGCATATCTCGACATGCCGATCCACGATTATCAAGTCGCAGGAATTATGGTACTGGTCAAACTCGCAAGAAGCATGGAGTCGGCTAGTGTTGACACCTATGTGGACATGGCAGCCTACGCCGCAATAGCCGGAACTCTACACACTCAGGAGAACGAATTATATGTTTAATTTAGAGGACTACGAGACAGTAGAGGAACGCCTAGAAAAGTTCTGGAAGGAATATCCCGATGCTCGAATTGAAACTACTTTGGTTGAGTCAACGCTTCAGCGATTTATTGTTAAGGCTTCTATTTATCGAACTGAAGTTGATGCACAGGCTTGGACAACTGGCTATGCAGAGGAAACCGTCTCGACTAGAGGAGTCAACTCTACGAGCGCGCTTGAGAACTGCGAAACGAGTGCGATCGGTCGGGCACTTGCTAACGCAGGCTACGCTACGAAAGGCAAACGCCCTAGCCGCGAGGAGATGTCAAAGGTTAAAGCAGCAGAACCGAAGCCGTTCGCTGAGAAGTTAGCAGATAAGATCACAATGCCGGCAGAGGACGATCCTTGGACTGTCAAAGCCGTAGCACCAGCACCAACTGCTGAGGCTGCTGTGGATCTGGTCAAAGAAGTCTTAGGCGGAGTTAAGATCGACAAAGACATTCCACTATGTCGCAACTGTCATGACCATAAGCCGATGACATGGAAAACAGGCGTTAGCAACAAGACCAACAAGCCTTGGGCGAACTTCAGTTGCTTTGCATGTAAAGATGTACTTTGGTACAACCTATCGCCTGACGGTACTTGGAAGGTGCGTGAAGGACAATGAGCGGCTTACAGTTTATGAACCAAGACGGTGAATGGGAGAACTTCCCTACCGATGATGAATTGGCTGAGAAGGCTAAACACCAAGAATTGCTAAACGCGTTGCAAGTTAGGATCATCTGTCATCTATGTAATGAGCCAGTACCACGCGAGGAACTAGCGTTCTGGATAGCCGGTACTGCAATTACATGGTCATGCAAGAAGTGCCACGCGGTCAATGAGTCAAAGCCGTAAGCATCGGGGCTTCCGCACCGAGCGCGTGGTTGCAGAGTATCTACGGCGCTGGTGGGAAGGTGCTGTGGTTGGTCGAGGTTCTGGGCGTGACATTCTCAATGTTCCGTTCGACTGCGAGGTTAAGGCGCGCACAGGACTCGATGTAAAGGGAACACTCCGCCAGATCGAAAGTCGCACTAAAGAAAGTGGCCTAGTGGGGTTCGCCACTTTTAGACTTAACGGGCAAGGCGAGAACGCTGAGGAATATGTAGCAATGCTTCGTCTTGGCGATCTGGTGGAGTTACTCCTAGCAGCAGGGTATGACAAACGCAAAGATGTAGTTAAAGATGCAGACATAATCAGATGTACCGGCTGCGGTGAATGGACTGTCGCTGGCTATTGCAAGTCATGTGAGGATCAGTAATGCCTATCTATGAGTTCGAATGCACTAACGAGTCATGTGAGGCTAACTTGCGCTACGAGAAGGAGTTCAAAATTAACGAGGATCATCTAGTTGAATGCGGTTTATGCCATGAACCAATGAAAAAGATTTACAGCAGTTTCGGGATAGCGTTTAAAGGCTCAGGTTTCTACAGTACGGACAACCGATGAAGGTGGGATCACTTTGCACCGGCTACGGTGGTCTAGACATGGCTGTCGAGGCTTACTTTAACGCTGAGACAGTCTGGTGCGCAGAGTATGACCAATACGCATCACAACTTATAGAGGAACGCTTTGGCTATCTTAACTATGGAGACATAAGCAAGATTGACTGGTCAAGCGTTGAACCAATAGACATCTTAACGGCTGGTTATCCATGCCAGCCCTTCAGCCAAGCAGGATCTAGGAAAGGAACTAATGATGACCGACATATCTGGCCGCATATTACAGAAGCAATACGCATACTACGACCCAAGTTCATCGTCTTGGAGAATGTCCGAGGGCATCTCAGTCTTGGGTTCGACAGAGTTCTTGGAGACCTTACCGAATTGGGGTATGACACTAAATGGAAACTTATACGCGCTAGCGATGTCGGAGCCCCTCACCAAAGGGCAAGACTCTTTATTGTTGCCTACCCCAAACACTCTGGCTGGTCGCACGACTGGCAAACACAGGAATTGGGGCGCGGATCTGTTACATGCGCTGACTTGTGCTTGCAAGATCCGCCGGCAACGCTGGATCAAGGTTTAGTCAATATAGAGTTTATCGAATACATGATGGGCTTGGAAAAAGGCTGGGTGTCCGACATGGATATTCCAGATCAACAGAAGTATAAAATCCTTGGTAATGGAGTTGTACCTCAACAGGCTTATTATGCGTTACAACAATTACTCGATGTTGACACGCCGTCTGAGCAGGACTTATCTTAATGTATTTGACTAATACGGTACACTCTACGGCTAGAGCCCTTGAGGGGCTCAGAGCGAACCGCTTGCGGCTAGTTCGCTCGGTAGCAATCGTTATTGGGATACTTCTATCTATGGCTGACGCCGATAGATTAGAGGCTCAATACCTGCCAATAAAAGTACTTGCCAATAAGCAATTAACTGATAAGCAATACCAATGTCATAACGAGATCATCTATAGAGAATCAAGATTCAACATAGATGCAGTTAATGGATCACACCATGGCTATTACCAGATGCGTAGTAAGTCTATGCAAGGTAAGCCATATGACTATCAGTTCTATATCTATTGGTACTATGTAGCGTCTAGGTATGGATACACAGAGTATGATGAACCTAATTATTGCTTAGCACTTAAGCATCTAAAGACTAAAGGTTGGCAGTAATGGAAATGGGCAACTGCACTAGATGTGGTGAGGAAGTAATCCTTGACGATCTAGTGCGCATGTTGGACTGGTTGATTTGTGACATCTGTTATGGTGATCTGTAATGGCTAAGCGAGGAGATCCGAGATTAAGCCGAGACTATAAGAAGTTTAGGTTGCAGGTGTTAGCGCGTGACCAATGGTCATGCTTCTATTGCAGCCAACCGGCTAGTACAGTCGATCATATAATTCCAATAAGCAAAGCACCTGATCTAGTAGTGTCTTTCGAGAACGCAGTTGCATGTTGCCAGTCATGTAATAGTAGTAAGGGATCGCGTAATCAGGGCGTTTTTTTAGAAGCATTGCGTGTCCGACTTCAACACCATGTAGAACTCGTCTTAAAACCCCATTAGAAGCCTCAGAATGGGCACTTCTACCCGCTCGGTGCGTATGCCCCATGATCACATTTTGACCCA